CACCGGGCAACCCCGCGCCGTCCACCTCCTCCTTCTTGAGGTTGTAGAACTGCAAGTGAACGCGCCCACCCTCGATCCACATATAGCGGTATCGCTCGACCGAGAGCGAAGGCAACATCGTGGACTGGTCGTACTGCATCACTGTGTCGCGCAGCAGGATCGCCTGGAACTCGGACGGGGCTTCGGGCTTCGAGCAGGTCCAGGAAAGGATGTCTTCGATGTCGTACTTGTACAGGTACGGCGAGGGCCGGCTGACGTTGGCCAAGGTCGCACCCGCCGGGATCAACGGGTGATCGACAAACACGCCCACCCGTCCCATGACCAATAGTTCGGTCAAGACCTTCACGCCGAGAAAGGCGTTCATGGTCGAGCCGCGATGGTCCACACCCAGGTTGCTGCCGTTGACGGCGGCCTGGTAGACCTCGCTGCCACCCTTGCGAACCACATCCCTGAGGCGCTGATAAATCGCGTTGCGAATGTCGTTGATCGCCGCTTTGGCGAACGCCGGCACGGGCGTGATTGCCTTGCGGACGCCATAGTCCTCCTGATCCTCGCGGGTCGAAAACCGCTCCAAGTAGGAATCGCGAAAGCCGTCGCCGCCTTCGTAGGTCAAGCGCCACTTGCGCCAGTCTGTCATGCCGGAGAGGTAGCCGGGATGTCGGCTGTCGATCAGGCTGAGCGGTTGACTTTCGGCCATGACGAACCTCTCGCTAAGTGACCTTGCCGACGTTTTCCCCGTTGCCACCAATCGGAGCCAGCGCCAGGCCGATGTCGGCATAGCACAGGGAGTGTGCAAAGTGGTCGGCCCCCGTGTTCACGTACTCGGCGGCCAGGTTGCCCGTGTCGTCTTTCTTGTAGGTGCGGACCAGGTTCTTGACGTGTTCCCGGTACTCGAACGAAATATCCCGCGGCAGCAGGATGCGGGGCGGCATCGTCTTGAACCGCCCCAGCGCGCAGCTAAGCCAATTGGTGCGGTCCACAGTGGCGAAGGGCGAACCTGTGTCCTCCTCACTGATGGCGATTTCCTTGGCCGTCTGCCCCCGCCGGTATCGCGTCAGCCACACGTAGCCGTGAAACTTCTTGGCAAAGCGGCGGGAGTCGTTGGTGAACGGATCAGCGTCCACCACGCAGGCCAAGACCTGCCACTCCCGCATCAACTCGTCGAGATAGCTCCACTCCTCCCCGGAGAACTTGCCGAACCAGAGCAACTTGCCGATGGCCGCCGCATTGATGTCCTTGCCGGGGTGCTGATCGAACAGCCAGTCCACGACCGAAATGTAACCCGTCTTTCCCTGATCCACGCCCATCGTTATCAGGCGGTCGCCGCCGATCTGTGGGCGTTTGTCGTTGATCGAGTGCGACTTGACGCAGGCTTCGATCATCTCGTCCGTAACTTGAGCACCTTCGCCGATGAACGGCACGCCCAGTTTGCTGCAATGGAACTCCGTATTGGCCGCTTCGTCGCCCAGCCCGCGATGGTAGGCGATCACCAACTCGCCGGGCGTCACCGTGGACGAGTAAAGCTGATTGATGTAGAACCCCCGCGATTCCTCCGCCGAGACGTTCGGTTCCGTCGTCTGCCACTTGCCGCCGGCCAGGAACTCCGGTTTGGCCTCCTGGTCCAGCTTGTGCCTGCACTCCTTGCACTTGATGAACGAATCTTGGCAGCGGGGGTCATTGACCGACTCGCCGATGATCTCCACACAGTCGGGCCAAACCAACTCGGTCCATCGGCCGCAGCGCGGACACCGAAAGCAGAAGTGCTCCTGGGTGCTGGTCAGGTACAGTTTGTGGATGCCGTACTTCGGCACGGTCGGCGTCGAGATCGCCAGGATGTGCTTCTCGATCTGTCCCGACAGCCGCTCCAAGGCCAGCCACACCGCATGGGTGTCCATCTCGTCCAACTCGTCCAAGACCAACTCGGACACCGGGATGGACTTCAGGTTGCTGTCGCCGCGGCTGCCTCGGATGTACAGGACGTTCGTGCCCGTCGATTTCAGCCCCACGGTGTTCGTATCAACGAACAGGTCTTTGAGGTACGGACTGAGCTTCAGGGCAGTGGCGAAGCGGGCCTTGGAAAAGTCGCTTGCGTTTAGCGCCGTCGGCAAAACGTACAGCACGTCCCGCTTCGACTGGTCGAGCGTGAAGAAGGCCCGGTTGATTCCCGTCTCCGTCACGCCCAACTGGGCCGCCTTCATGGCGATGGTCCAGGCCGCCTTGCTGTCGTGAATCTCACGGCACCACGGGTGACGCGCGAAACTGTAAGGACCGTTAAAGGGTACCCCCATCACCCGTCGATGTTCTGCCCACCGGCTGCACGACCGCAGGTTGTTGCTCCGCAGCCCCTCTCCGAAGCTCTGCCACAACTCGTCCACGAAATTCATGTGGCTGTTTCATTGATCTAATTGAGGTTGCATCTCAGGTTCGCGTGGGTCAGCGGCAAGTGCGGCTCGCTGGTTGCTTCGGCGTTCGGCCCGGTGCAACCTCGTGTTTCGTTCTCGGCGACGACGGGAGCCAACCGTCCTTATCGTCCTTGGTTCCGGTGTCGGTCCCGGCTCCTCGGGACAGTTGCGACAGCGGCGGCGTGCCATCTACTTGCACCCAAAGCGAGTCAGGGAGACAACCACCAGGATGTCGTTGGTCCGCACCGGGGCTTTCCCGCAGACGTAGACAATGAAGGTCGGCACGCTGGTGACGCCGTATTTCTTCGCCAAGTCGGGATGGTCGTCGATGTCGATGATCTCCACTTCCACCCCGGCGGCCTGAACTTGGATCAAGGCAGGCTTCGCACGCTGACACGGGGCGCACCAAGAGGCGGTGAAGGCCAGCACCTTGGGGCGACGGCAACCGCCTTGGTTCTGCTGTTGCTGCGGCGCTTCGCAGCCCGCGACCAGCGCAAGCAGCATCGCGGCGATCAGAAGACTTCGACGATTCATCATTGACCTCCGGTTCTCGGATGGCTCGCGGCAAGTTGTCGGGAGCCATCGGAGAACCGGCCCGGTGAGCGTATGACCGCAGCCGGGCGCGGTGAATCAGTCGGCTACGACTTGGCCGGGGCCGCAACGGGCTTCGGGGCCTCGGCAGCGGGTGCCGGGGCGGCCTCAACCTCGGCGATCCGCGCCTTGATGTAGGCCAGGCCCTCGGGCGTAGCGAGCTTCCGGGCCAGGACGTTCTCGTAGGTCTGCTCCAGTTCTTTGAGGATGGCATCGCTGCCCGCATCGACGATCTTGCAGACATCGTGAATCTTCTCCACCATGTCTTGCACGTCGCCCACGGCAAAGTCTTCCAGCAACGCGGGCAACAGCCGCAGGCCGTTGTCGCGGAGGATGCCGGCCAATTTCTGCGCGGCCCGCTTCTTGGTCATCAGCTTCTCGTTGGTGCCGAAAAGCCACTTGCCGACTTCACGCCCGACGAGCACGGCCACTGCAACGGCCAGAATCCAGAGCACAACGGTGGGGTTCATCTTTTTTTCTCCAGGTGTTCGAGAGTGGCCGCTCAGGCGGCCGGATGGTCACAAGACAACAGACAGGAAACGCACGCGACTACTTCACCGAACGCAGCTTCGCCGCCAGCTTGCGGCCATAGCCCGCCGCCAGACCGACAAGGAAGCCACCGTTCACGAGCAGGGCCAGGCCCCAGAGTGGCCAGCCCTCGGCCGCTGGCTGCGGGTCCAGATCGGGTGCCCCGCCGTCGTCAATCGGCTGCGGCTCGGGGTCCGGCTGCGGACCAGGGTTCGGCTGCGGATTGGGCGTAGGGCAAGGTCCAGGTCCGGGGCAGCGCCGCTCCATATCGCGCCGCCAGGGGAGAATCGGTCGAATGCCTTGGGCCGTGTTGACCGCACCGGCGATCGCGCCGTAAAGACCTTCGGCCGTCATAGGGAGATTCTTGCCGGACGCCTCATAGACCACCGTGCCATCCGGCGTCTGGACCCGCACAGTCGGCAGGCCCTTCACGTTCGCGGCGTACCGTTCCTGATAGATTGGGGTGCCGGCCGTGACTGGGCAGAAATGGACCTTGTTCTTCAGGCCCTTGAGGCTGGCGGTCGCCTCGAACCAGCCAAGCACGCGGAGATACGCGGCGTCGGTGGCATTGCCAACCACGCTGATGTACCACTTGCCCTGATCGTTGGGCAGATTGACGACTCGCTGTTCGGCCAGCACGCCGTTGGCCGTGGCGGTGTCCGCGAAGGACGGGACGACTGCCGCCGACACACCGAGCAACAGACAGACGCTCAAAAGGACTCGATTCATTGGTTTCCTCTCAGGGTTAGTGACTCGGTGACTTACTGGGGCAGCGGGGCCGCCGGGGTGTAGATCGGCGTCACCGCCCACCCGTAACTGGCTTTCCACTCCGC